TATTATAGTAAACATAGCCTTCCGCAGTTCTTACCCCATCAGCACCATCTGTGCCATCTGTGCCATTAGTACCATTAATACCATCTGCACCATCTGCACCATCTGCACCATCTGCGCCTTCAAAAGAGGGAGTAATACTTATGTTAAACTTAGGATTGTATTGAGTACCATCACTAGAAGTTACATATATGGATAACTCATATTGTGTAGCTTGAGTAAGATTTCCTGCAAAAGCCCCTAAAGTAGCTCCCACACTTCCAGAGCCTGTAATTGTTGGCTCTGTTAAAGTATCCCCCGAAACTTTAGTAATATTTAAATTATATCTACCGTTAGTTCCCGGATACGATGTTGTTTGAGTATTACTATTTAGTACTAGCTCTGTTGTTCCATCGAATATATTTAAGTTTCCACCACTTCCAGTCCAAGTTTCTATGCCAGTATTTGTTACAGGAACTGTATGTGATTGATTGCTGTAAAAAGTTGTAATTGCATCTACACCATCGCCTCCAGCTACTCCGTCTGCTCCGTCTGCTCCGTCTGCTCCGTCTGCTCCGTCGGTACCAGGCTGTATTGCTCCCATAGTAATATGGTCTCTAGCAAGTATACTGGAGCTAGTGCTGCCTTCTCTAATTTCAACTTCAATTTCGTCGGGCATACTAGAAATATTAGACTGAGGCGTATATGTGTAAGTATTGCTTGTTGTATGCTGAACAGAGCTATTGTTCAAAAAGAACTTATAATATACCGTTCCGCTGGTATTATTTGCAGATGCAGTGATAGTTGTATTAGAGGGGCTAGGAGAGGATCCTGCTGCAGAATATGTAAATATATTAGTTCCTGCAGTTAAATCTACAGATCTTGCGTCTGTTCCTGCAGATCCATCTGCACCATCGGCTCCCGCAACTCCATCTACGCCAGCGCTTGATTTACTAAAAGTTTGCTTTTGAGTTCCTGTTACAAGATTTTCTATGTTCAAGGTATAAGTAATAACTGCAGTATCAGCAGTCATATTACTGTGATCTCCTATTGTAAAAGGATCTCCTGAAACACTTGTCGTTCCCGCAGTAATATTACTAGCACTAACACTAACCGAAAATTGTCCTGCCGTTGGAGTTCCTGTTACACTATTTAATTCTACCCCGCCTTTATATACCTCTATAGAAGTGCCTGAGTCTGAGTAGCTACTTATAGTTCCAGAGCTATCTGCAGTAAAAGAATGAGCTGCATTGGTTGTAACTACTGTATAGCCATCAATACCGTCATCTCCGTCCTCGCCATCAGCGACAAAAAATATAGAAATTGTATCAAAAGCTATCTCTGTAGTAGAAGACTCAGCTTCTGATACCCCTACGCGAATTGTTAGCGGATTACCTGCCCACCCGGCAGTAGTAGATGGTATGCTATATGTAAAAGTATCAGTATTGCCTGTACCATCTGTATAGCTTGTTTCGTCTGTAATTCCATCACCTGTAAATTTAAAGTAAGGATCTGTAAAATTTGACGCCGTTGCAGTAAATGTTAAGGTACCGCTTGGTGAAGGGTTTGCGCCTGTATTATCATAAACTACAGAATAATCATCTGAAGTCAATCTCACTAATTTTCCTGCATCACCTCCTGCCCCGTCTTTAACAAAAGGAATGGTAATATCAGCAGTAGATTGTTTATCTGTGTTAGTCTCATCTAACTCCTCTGCTACTGTAACAGAGAATACTAAATCAGTTAGGCTATACTGATCTACTTTATCAAGAGTTTTTATTGCAACAAAAGTGCTATCTCCAGCAGAAAAAACAGTATCTGCTGTTTGAGATATTTCAGAGTTATTAAATCCTGCTCCCGTAAATTTAAATACAGGATTTTTGTACCCAAAAGCAGTAGCTGTTAATACAAGATTAGTATAATCTGTAGTTAAAGTCTCATCTCCATCAAAGTTAAGAAATGTAGGGTTTACAGTAAGTATTGTACTTCTTGCTAGTTTACCTAGATCTGGATTAATAATTAGATTTACTGGGTATGCTTTAAAAGTACCTCCATCATTTCTAACAGAGTAAATTACAGAATCATCGTTCTTATTAAATCGAAACGCATTCCTATATGCTGTTACGGAGGATATAGCAGTAGTAAAACTTTTATCTATACGAACATCCGTAGCTGAAGCAATATAAACTACTTTTGCAGCCTGAGTACTACTAAATTTGATAATGTCTCCTACCTGTAAAGAGCTATCAAATCCACTGCCCGTAACTTTGTTTGATTCTGCAGCAACACTTACGGTTCCTATAGAAGTCCAATTACTAGTATGAGTAGTGCTTCCGGTTCCTGCATTATAAAAATATGAGTAGCCTAAGTCCTCATCTTTATAGTGTTTAATAAGTTTAAGTGGATCACTAGCATCTCCATCAATCATTATGTAATGGGACGCAGCTTCCGCTTCATCATTAGTAAAAGTGGAAAAATCTAGAGAAGGAATATTACTGCAATCTTGTGTATATTCCGACGCAGGGCTTCCGTCAAATGTTCTTACTAATTGTGGGTTACCTGCAGGAGACAACGAGTATTCTTTGTCCTCTAAAGTAAAAGTACCTGCTGAAGTTATAAATGCAGGAGAAGATAAAACTCCTCCAAGAGCCATTCCATAGGCACGAGGAATTGCCTGCTTTGCAGGATCTTCTATTGTAAAAGTTGTTTTTGTAGCATCTGATCTTCTACCATTTTGAGCTATTGTACGAACAGCCACAGTAAAAGTACCAATAGGAAGGTCTAGTCCAGATAAGCTAGTTTGATTTCTAGGCACTTTTAGGGTATTAGGAACCCCAGGAATATTTGAAGAAACTTCAAAATAGTCTACATAGTCATAAAAATCACCGTTTGAATCTATAGGGTTATCCCAAGATAGTACAACATCATTTTTTACTTGTCCAGAGTTTAAGTTGCTTACTATAACATAAGCATTTTGAGGCACTGGAATAGCTTCTATCGAGTCAGGAGGGCTAAAGATAGGATCTTGGATAGAAAGTACAAAATCTTCATCTATAGCATCATATTTTTCATTGTAAAATTCTACGGCAGTAATTGAATAAGTATTTTTAGAATCCTCTCCTATAGAAAGAATCTTATACATCTTCTTAGAGCCTTTTACTTCTACGCTTGAGATACTTTCTTTAAGTACCCATATACTTTCTGAAGCTGGGGCGGCAGAAAATGCAGAGCTAACAGTAAGAGAAGTTATTCCTGTGCCTGAGGCCGTAGAAACTGTTTGAGTCTCTACATTGGTATAAGGCTTCCAAGTTATATCTACATAATCTCCACTATCATCCAATATGTTACTAGCTTCCGTTTCTGTATCAATAGTTGCTCCATCAATTATATCTCCGCGGGAGTAACTAACCGAATCAATAGTAGCAGAATCCTGGGCAAGAGTAGCAACGCTGTCAGTGAATAAAATGCTCAGTTCGTAATCTGACCCAGAGTTTAACTCTATTTCACGATCTAAAGGTATTGTTGTAGTATTACGAGTACCAGTATTACTTACTCGTCCACTATACTTTAAGTTTCCTGGGTAGCGATCAGAATCTTGAACATTGATAATATCACCAGGAGCTATAAAAGCTGCATTGATTGCTGTCTTAAAAGAGATAATTTCAGTTTGATTAACAGCAGTCCATAACTTCCAGCGACCATATCGAAGTGCTTGGCCTTCTGTAGTTGCGCCAAAAGCTACGGCTTCTTCAGATATAATTCTGCCTGTATTAATAATATTATCACGGTCTTCTACTATTAAATTCTCTAGCTTATAGTTTGCAGCAGGATTATTCCAAGTTACAATTATTTGATTTGCGCGAGTTTTACTGCCAGTAGTCTCATACCCAAACGCTCCATCAATAACATTTGATTTTGAGAAATTATAGATAGGATCACCTGGCTGATCAATTACGGTATATACTTCTCCATCCATCCAATAGATCATACTGCGGAATACAGTAGCTAGGTCTTTTACTATCTTATAAGCATCTGAAGCTTTTGTGAAGTAAGCATTTGTTGTAAAGCGAGGCTCAAAGCCTCCATTACCATCAGGAACTAGCTCATCACAATATCTTGCAATTCGATAAAGTGCATACTTATCAATTTCATCTTCATTTAGCCAGTCTCCAAGGCCATAACGATTATTTGTAAGAATGTCATAGAATACCCATGCAGGATTATTTGTATAAATTTTATCCGCACGGAAGCTTCCATCCCAGTCTTGATAGGATGAAGTTACTGCACCCGTAGATACGTTTCGATTGTAAGTAGCAACACTATTAACGCCTTCATCTCTTGTAATATAGTTTGAAGGTACTTTTACTTTTAAACCTTTACAATGATAGGTTCGAGTAGGAACATTTTGAAAATCCTTGGAATTTATTCGTACCTTCGCCATCGCAGTAAGAGGGTAAGAAAGGTTTTCTTTAATAATACTATTTAAAGAACTAATAGACCCGTTAGACTGAGTAGTATAGTTAGTATTTACTCTATTTGTGCCAGAGTCATAGGCTTGATCGTTGTTTGTAGTCCTAGTTATTTTTACTTTAAAATCTGTAAAAGGTTGATATTGTCGCATATCAATTACTTCTTCAAATATACGAGGCGCGTTACTTTTTGCTAAATGTTCTACGTTTTGAGTTATGGACTGATAAGAGTCAAAGGAGCCATTTCTCTCTACAGCAACATACATATTATATCTTACAGTTGCTGCGGTCTGTTCTCCTTTTTCATTACGATTCCATAGTTGAGGATACGTAAAAGTTACTCGAATTTCATCAACTTCTTCTGCTTGTGCAGCAGTAAGACCAAATCCTGATGCAGAAGTACCTGTATACTCAACAGTTGGATTGTCTGTTTCTCCAGAGTCAGCATATAGTACAGGACTAAAAGCTGCAAAAGAGCCTCCTGGACCTACAGATATAGAGCCTACCCCTGTTCCAGCTGCATCAGCAAAAGCAGGCTGTATTAAGTTACCATTTCTAAATTGTACATCAAAACTGTTGTGTTTTGAACCACTAGAAACTCTATCAATAAGAGAGACAGTGTCATAGTTTGTACCACTTAAGTCACATTTATAACTCCCGGTATCTCCTAGAAAGTTTGATGTAAGCGTTAAAGAGTTAGAAGATATAGAGCTTACTTGAAACTTTCCGTCAATAACTGTCGTATAGCTGCCATTTGATAAAGCAGGATTAATATCTGTGCCGGGTAAGGGAATACATTTAACTACGGTACTAGAAGTATAATTTTCTATATAGCCTTCGAATATTGTAATAGAGTTTGAATCGAGTAGTCTAACTATAGCTGCTGAATTAGCATTTGTTCTATCATACTCCATTGAGGGGGTAAATATTGCATTAGTAGAAGTAATTGTTACAGAATTAGCAGATCCAGTTGCGGAACTACGAACAATAGAAGATGCACTCGAAGCATAGCTTCTTACGATGATAAACTTAGTACCATTTTCAGTATCTGCTTGTATGTCTTTTGAATGCCCATTTCTATCAATAGTTACAGAAGTACTATTTAAAGTAAAGTCAAACTCTACTGGAGTTTCAGACAGTCTTACAAAACTTTGTGCAGTTACTTGAGCAGCGTCATCATTTAAAAATACAGAAGTTCCTCCATCTACTAATCCGTAGATCGGCCCTTCTGAAATAACATCAGTAAAAAGAATATCTTGGCTATTTCTAGAAACGCTTGCGCCTGATATAGGGTCTATTACTCGCTCTATATTTCCACCATTTCTTTCCATCTGATCTTGATAATAACTTTCTATATCACCTTTTGGAAGATTTAGAATTTCTCCATTAAATGTTACAGTATTATCACTAGAGGTAATTCTTTTAGCTCCATGGATCATTTCAAAAGATACAGGGTATCCCGCAACGCGAAGCTCTCCATAAAGAAGAGGAACAGGCATACCCTCTACAATATTCTGCTCTGCTCCATTAAATAAGTAGCCTTCATCTTCCTCATCTACGCCAGGATCTGGGGCCATAAGTTGTTGAATGCCTGTAAGAGCTAAATTTGTTGCTAAAGCCGCTGCTATATTTGCTACGCCCCCTGCGAGACCTTGAGCACTTAAACTCAATAAAGGAACTCCTGCAGGCCCTATAAAAAATAAAGAAGCAATAGCTACAGCCGCAAGAATCTTACCCGCACCAGACTTAGAGCCTGCAGCGATAGGAGTAATAATTATGTCCCCTTCTCGAAGAGGCAATATACACTCTAAAGGATTGTCAATTTCTTGTCCGCCAACTTCAATATGAAAACCAATATCACAGTCCGTAGCATCTATAAAATATTTTTTAAATCCAGGCTTGTTCGCATCTAACAGACGCAGCGCATCTTTAACACTATCTCCGTGAAAAGAGTGCTGTGCTCCAAATTTTAAAGCGAGTTCGCCTTCAAGATAAATGTTACGTGTCATATCGGTATATTCCAGTTAAATACTTTTTCCATAAAGGATATAAGTTTTCTCTACAAGAGAGCCTATTTACGGCATGATGAAAGAAAACATCATTACCTATATAGACCCCGCAATGGTTAGGAACTAGCGCTCCCATTGTAAATATTAATAAATCATGGGGCTGTAAATCTTCAACTTTAACAAAGCCCCATTCTTTTATATGATCGTCAGTAAAATAATTATGTCCATGCTCCCACCAGTCGTCTAAGTAGGGCAATCTATTCTCTAAAGTTATACTAAGAGTTTCTTTATAGTAATCTTTACACGCTTCAAGACAGTCGAATTTACCAAACTCATATTCTCGTCCTGTTAAAGCATTTACTTTTATTTCTGGCTCTAGTATATTTAATTGCATATCTGGGTAGCTAAAAATATAGTAAGATATACCTAAAGAGTTACAATATTTTTTATCGTTGTCACTTGCTTCATTTGTCCAATCTATATGATTATGGACTATTGCGAAGATATCCGCGCGCCTCTTTACCGAAATATAGTCTGTTGGATCGAGTATAAAATCTTCATTTTCTTTTGCTAAGTTTCTACAGGGAAAATATTGCTTTTTACCTTTTACTATACCAATTATACCGCACGCTTCTCGAGGAAACTCCTTTTCAAAGTGCCACTGAATATCATCAATCATCTAAACTTTCTACTTCCTATAAATGCTCCGAAAGGTAATATTTTGCCTGTATTTTTCTCAGTAGAAGGATCTGAATTACTGCTACCAGCAGATTGAGGTTTGAATTGGAATCTACATTTACAAGAAGATAGCTTTTTGCCGCATACATCTCCTTTTGACCAATAAATAGAATTTAAACCAGGAGCATTTCCTGTGCTCGCAAGAGTACATTTCCATACTGTTGTTTGGTTTCCGTCATCATACTCTACGTAATCACCTACTGAGTAGCCAGTGCTAGCGCTATAAGTAGTATAAGTTTTATATTGTCCCACTGTCCAGCCCGTCATTGTAGCGCTAGAAGGGACTACTGGTTCGTCGTCTTCTGTAAAATATGCTTTATGCGTATTGACCCCGCCAGAGCCATCTGCGTAAGAAACTGTACTATCTTTATCCCATATACAACCACCTTTTTGATCTAAGCTATACCCTTGGTACTGCCAAGAACAATATTTTCCTATAACTTTCCTGTTGGGCAAAGTTATTCCTTCTAAGTCATAGGGAGCGGCAAGCTCATAAGTTACAGCAGTATTAGTTTCTCCAGAAATTCTATCAATAATAAATTTACGTATTGGAAACTCTATGGGAGGACTAGCGTCTCCTGTTTCTCCGTATAAGTATTTTTTAAGAGTAGTTCTTTTTGTAAGTCTTTCTCCTACTAAATTTTCTGCCTTAATATTGCCAAGAGCTGCAGAAAACGTATTTGCTACATTTGCAACTGTTAGGCTTGGCCTATTAATAGCACCATCAGCCCCTAGCTCTACCCCTTCCATTATAATAGGAAAAGCTGTGTACTCTCTTACAGTATAAGGACTAGTACGCTCTCTAAACTGAACGCTGCTTAAATCTTCTTCTAAGCCTGAATGAAAGTATAAAATTGTACCATCTATAGTAAGCTCATACAGCTCTACTAATTCACTTCCAGGCTCTAATAGTTGTACTGCTTCAATTAATTCACTCATGGTTCATAAACTCTTTTAAATACTGCTGATACTGAATAAAACCCATCATAGTTATAGCTTTGATTATAAGTTTGACATACTACTTTAATCGCTAATTCATCTCCTGAAGCATTATCATCTGGTATTGTATAAGTAAATGAAGTTGCTCCCTTTAAAGAAGCAAAATATCCAGTTATATCGTCTATCTCTGCTGCGGAACGATTGTTAAAAGTTACGCTAAATACTTCGTCCACAGAGTTAATACCATCGGCAATACGTTGTTCATATCCATCTCCAAATTTAGCTACTAAAACTCGTGGATTAGACTGTCTTGCTATACCTCTATCTGGAGAAATTGTACGACTTCCATAAGTTGCTGATGTTGTAAATCCTAGTGCCATTATGTTGCTCCATACGGGCTAAGTATGCCGCCAGACCGTTTTTGATTTTGAAGTTCTTGTTGAACTGCTCGTGCGATGATTTGGCCAAGATTTCCTGCCTGTGCCGAGTCTTGTTGCATATTTGTAGAGGCATTACCTTGACTATCTACTGATACATTCACAGTAACATTATTTTGTTGCCCTGCCCCTTTCATATCTACTGGTATTGCTTTTCCATTTGGCATAGGCACTATTGCTTCATTGTATCTACCTTCACCTACTAATCCTAGTGTAGGTTTGGTAGCAATGCCGCCATTTGCATATGCTTGGAACCCGCCTTTTGCCATTCCACCGTTAGCAAACCCTAAAAACCCTCCTAGAAGCCCTACTCCTCCCGTGAAGAGCTTCCCAAGTAATGGAAGTGCAGATTGAAACAATTTACCAAAACCTTGTACTAAAGGGTTATCTTTTGAGAAAATTCCTTTAAGTCCTTGAAAGAATGGGTTTTCGGCCTGAGAAAAGAAATTTATAAGAGGAGAGAAAAGGCCTCCAACCCTGCTAATCCCGGAAGAAGCAATAGCTCCATCATCTCCTTCTACAGAAGTAGATACTCTTCTACCAAACAATACTGCTCCAATCCCTTCCATAGCCCCTGCAATACCGTCTAAAGGCCCTTTCTTTTTAAATTTTGCTCCTCCTTTGAAAAAGTCGCCCAGTATAGATTCTACATACTCCTCGGGGGTAGAAGCTGTTTCAGGGGTAGTTCTTTTTTCTGGAGGGCCTACAAAATCTTCTCCCAATATATCGGACAAAGCACCTTTTGCAGAGTCTTTGGTGGAGCTCATCAATGCAGCTGCCTCTCCAAAAGCTTGCTTAATAGCAGCACCTACAGCAGCGGCCCCCTCACTTAGAGCGCCTGCAACTTTTATTGCTCCCTGCTGCGCTTTCATAAGAGGGTCTGTTCCCATAATAATATCAGTAAGCTGCCCAGCAAGGGTATCTGCTATGCCTTCTAGAACCCCTTTTCCGATATTAAGGATTGCGTCTTTAAAACTTTTCTCACTTCCTTTAATAATTGCAGCAATATTAGACTGCAAGTTACTTTCTAATGCTTGATTCGCTGCGTCTATTACTTGAAAAGATAAGTCTCTTTGCCTCTCTAATGATTTTTCTTTTTCTTTATTTAGCTTTAGCTCTTGCTCTAAGTTATCTAAGCGAGTTTGCTCTTGATTATTTAATGTTCCGCCATTTGCAATTCTTTCATTCTCAAGTATAGTAATTTGATCTTGTATATACGCTTCCTCATTTGATAAACCAACCGACTTTAGCTCAAGATTTATTAAATTTTGTTGACGCTTTGTACGGCCTCGTAAATCTTTTTCTGTGCGTAAAGCCAGTTCCTTTGCTCTGGCTAGTTTATCTTTTTCAAGGTTATCAAGAGACTCTGCAAATTCTAAGTCTCTTTTATTTTGTTCAAGAGCTTTTATTTGCTCGGGACTTAGACCGGCTAAACGCCCTTCTTTGTCCCCTCGCATTTCTTCGTTAAGTTCTTGAGTTAATCTTATTTGAGTTCGTAAAGCGTCTGCAGCAGCTTCTTCTTTTGTTACATTTAAAAATCCCGTACGAAGTTGCTTAGACTGAGTATTAACGTCTTGTAACCCACGCTCATAATCTTTAAATAATTGAGTTACTCTATTTACTTCTAATTGTTGTGTTTTTAATTTATTGAATAGCTCTTGGAAAGATTCTGCGGATAAATCACTAGCATTTGTAAGCTGGTTTAAAGTATCTAAATAACTTAAAATTGCTGAAGAGCCTTGGCCTCCAAAATTTTCATTAACTGTAGTAAGAGCGGCTACTTGATCTGTAAAATACTTACCTAAGTCTTTTAACCTTTGGTCGTCACTTGTATTTAAAAAATCTGCAAAAGTATAAGTAGTGGCCTCTAGCTCTGTTTGTAACTCTTTTAGCTCTTGTGTTGTTTGAGTAATTCCATTGGTACCACCCTGCCCTATAGCCATAAGAGCGCCCAATTTTACTATCCAACTCTCTGAGTTTTGTGCTAGATCATTAATGCCTGCAGCTGCAGCTGCTGCATCGCTAGTTAATGCTCCTAACTGGGAAGATACTTTTTCTGCTTCTTCTTTCACTTTATTTGAAAAATTATTTAAAGACTCTTCACTAATTGCTTCTTTAAACAAAGGTTCTAAGGCACTCAATCCTACGGACCCTATTCTTTCTCCTAATGCCGTGAAATATTTTAAAGAGCCTGCACCGTCCTCTGTTATTATATTTTGAATTTTGTTAAAATCTTTAAACTCATCATTTAGAGCAGAAACTTTTTCAGCCGCATAATCTAATGCTTGGGCAGTTTCGTCAGATGCTTTCTTTGCCTTAAAAAACTGATAGACTGTAACACCTAAAGTGGCAATAAGCGACACCCAGGAAATAACAGAAAGCGCGGTAGCAGCAAAGCCCGCAAAACTAGCTGCGGCTAGCTTCATAGACGCAAAAGCTCCTTTAACCTTAACTTCTGTCTGTTTAAAAAATAATGAAATTTTACCTGTGGTCTTTTTAAATTCTTGTTCTATACCTTTAGTGCTTTTCTTCGTTGCGAGTAACATTTCACCTAAAGCAGACTGCCACTCTCTTTTCATTTCCTTACTTAAAGTTTTACTATTCGCAACAGCTCTTTGCATTCCTACTAGCTGTTGAGAAGTTAAGTCACCTCCTCTTCCTTGCTTAATCATTTCAAAACCACTAGTAGGACTTTTTGTTTTAAACCCTGCGTCTCCCAATGCTTGTGCTCTTGAGGCGGCTGCAGCTTTGTTAGCAACTCGAGTTTCAGTAGTATAGGCTTTTAAAGAGGCTTTTGCTTCATCAAAAGATTCCTTAGACTTTTCTGCGCTTAATTTTGCATTCTCTCCAATATCTCGCAATCCTGGTAGAGCTGCGGTTAGTACTCCCTTTCCGAATACACCTAGTAGTGCTACACCTAACGCAGGGAATTGAGTTACAGCCTCCGCAAAAGGGCCGAGAGTTACTGCAGCAAACTCTTTAATTTTATTAATAATATCATCAAAAGACTTTCCTAGCTTATTAAAAGTATTTACCCCAGGGTCTACAACGGCTATAATTCTAGAGTATTTCTGCTCCGCCTGTTCTAATACATCATTTGCTACTGCTTGAGATCTTTCAAAAGCTGTTAAGCTTTCTCTGTTTCTACCTAAAGATTCAGCATATTTTTGAGTTGCATCTTCTAGTCGAAGTATAATACCTAATTCGTCCAAAAGTTCTGGCTCTGCTTTTGTGACACCGCGCACTAAACGATTAAAAGAATCCGTTACATCTCTTCCAAGAATAAGAGAAGCATCTTTTGCTGCTGTTCCAAGTTTTGTTAGCTGTTCTCCAGAAAGTCCTGAAGCTGTACCAATTGCAGCTGCCTGGGAAGCATCTGTGAAGTTAATCTGAGCTTCAGTAGCTGCAATAATATCATTTGATAAAGATCGAAGGGCTACGCCAGTTGCACCGGCATATGCTTCTTGACCTTTTTGAAGAGTTACTAAGTTTCCTGCATCTTTTAAGAATAAAAAGGCTGCGGACACTGCAAAGAGATTAGCCGCAAGAGTAGCATACGCAGGAACAAGTCCTCCATTTATGCCTTGAGCCATTTTAGAAAAGTTTTTAGTAGTATTTGAAGAGGCTTGAGCAGTACCTTTTAAGGTTCTATCGGTAGTTTGAGCACCCTTAGCTGTCTTATCTAAAGCCTTATTCAGCTTTTCTGCTTGAACGGTGGCTTTTTGCATTTTGCCATTTACTTCAATATCTATTTGTATCGTATTTTTAGCCATTAGCCTTGTACATTATGGGTGTAATTTTTGCCACCGCTTTTAGCTTTACGCTCTTCTGCTTTTCGTTTTCTATCCGCTTCTTCGGCTCTGTGATTCATTAGTGTTCGTTCATAAAGCTTCATAAAATACATTGTTGTTTTGGGATCGTCTACGCCATAAATATCAAATAACTGAGAACATTGAGACCAATCCTTGCCGCAATAAGTTCCTGACATTCCCTCCCATACATCTGAGAGTAAATTAAACATAAAAAATGCCACTTGTACCTCACTCGGAAAATCCGACTCGGTAAGTGGCATCTTTTGGGGGTCTGGCTCTGTGCCTAACTGCTCACAGACCTGATAGTATTGCTCCAAAGAAACAGGGCTAGACTGATCCTTTACATAACGAGCAAGTAAATCTTGGATTCGGGCTACTTGCCCCCAGTAAAATTTTCAAGATTTGAAACAGTATCAGTAATCCAAGAATCAAAGCTATTAGAGTTACGCATTAATAACTCCGCGTTTTCCTGTGTAAACGGCAGTTCATCATCAGGGTCAAACTTTGAAACATCCACCAAAAGAAACTCTTCTAAGTATGAAAATTTCAATCCTGACCAACCTTTAATTACTGCATTAACATATTCTTCAAGAAACTTTTCTTCATCTAAAGCCTCTTCTGGCTGATGAGTACGCTTATTGAATTTTGTACTAACACACTTCTTACGAAGTTTAAGCAATTCATCTCTACCTAAATAACAAATATCTAAACTAAAATCTTTGTACCCTGGAAAATCAATATTTACTGTCTTACTTGGCGTTAATAAAGTTGCCAAAGATACTGGTGCTGCTTTAGGGGTTGCTGAATCTGTCATCGTATATCCTTTTGTTATTTTTATGAAAAAGAGCGGGGGTTTTTACACCCCCACTTTTATTGTTATTAGTATAGAAGATCTCAACATAAAAGTCAAGGATTATTTTTCTATGCTCCTTTATAAGTTAGAACAACTTCGTCTGTCTCATCAATAGTGCTTGGTAGCGCATTGAAGTTTGTCTCAAGTGAGATAACGTCCTCAATAGAGTGAGTAGGAATATCAAGGTGAGCTGTTGTCATAGCAAGATTAAAGAAAGGTGCAGTAGTTCCACCTACCTTAAACGTAAGAGCAAAAGAATTTGTAACAACATTTGTTATTGACCTAACATCTTCGAAGAAGTCTGTAGACTTATTAGTTGCTGAAGTATCTTTTAACAAGTAACAAGTAAAGCTACCAGAAACGGCTCTGCCTCCAGTTACATGGCCTACAGGAACATTTACTATACCAAGCTCTTCTGGAGTAATGTAAGTAATATTATTACTAATCGTAATATTACCACCCGTTAAAGTCAAATCATACGATGCTTCTAGCTCATCAGTAGAATCCCCGTCTGGATCTTGGCTAGTAGGTACAATTGTGAGCTGCGTTAGGCGATTACGAATAAAATTATCTGTATCGGTAATAGCCTCAGTAACAGTAGCAGTAGGCTCACCACTTGCAGTATCATCAGTAACTTCTGATGCAAAGCCCGACCAATCAATCATTGCAATACCATCGATTTCAAAATTGATTGTTGCTTCGTTTACAACTGCGCTTGATAGCTTATAGACTTTCTTGTTTGCATCGCCTACAACAAAGTAAATACTTGCAGTACCTAGTGTAGACTTATTTGAGCTATCAAAATCAATATTCAAGTCTGTAGTATCTGCAGTAAAGCCTGTGAAAGTATTTGACGCATAAGCAGCATCACCTGCCATTAGTGCCCACAATACTTCTTCTACTGCGTGATGGTTTGCCGCTGTATCTGCCGCACCCGTACCAGTTCCTGCAGATATGAAAGGACGTACATACGTAGAAAATGACCATTCAGCAGGAGCCAAAGAGTCATTAAATGCGCGACGACCACGCTTACTGTTGCCGGCTGAGTCTTCCATCTCTGAAAGAGCTATTTCAGATACATTTGTAGCCTGAGAAAAACTAAAACCATCGAGCACAGGGATTTCCCATACTGCAGCGCCTATCTCAACATATACTTTCGTATCTCGGCTAAAATATAATTGTTGTGCCATTATTGTCTCCTATAATCTTGAAAAGACTTGGACTTGAACGTTTGTTCGTGCCAGTATTTTCTAGTATCGAACCTCGATTATCATCTCTCCGACGCCGAAAGGTTCAAGTACACCCTCATCCGTGTCAATACTGATGATTGTGATTTGGTGCGCATATTGTGTTGCGCCGTTTCTGTCTGTATAAGGTAATCTAGAATTATCTTCTAAAACTACTTCTACATCTTCCATTAACTTATCAAGATCGTCTACTGCATCCTCTGAATTTACATAACATCTAATTGTTATGCTCATAAAGCGATCTTTGTAGCCTCCCCCCTGATACTCTCGTGTTTCTGATCCCGCGTTTAAATGTACTGCTGGAAACTCTTCTATCTCATCCCAAAACTTAAGTCTTGGGTGTGCATTTTCAAATAAATTTGTTAGATATGTTCCAGTGCCATTTATTTCTTTTAGCTTACCTACTATAGCATTTACAATCGCCTGCCGTCTAGTTGTATAGGGTCTTGTAGCCATTATTGTCTCCTAGTGTAAAGTCTTCCAGTAAGCATTTGTGCTGCTATTTCTCGTATAGATCTATCGATTAACTTTCTAGGATCTCTTTCGGGGCTTCCTTGCTGAAACCCTGGCTCAAATGTTTGATATGGATATAGTTGGTAAGTATATCCCACGGAAGGAAATCCTTGAGGAGTAGCGCCTACATCTGTAATTTTTACGCTTCCTGCAAATCTTCCCGACTGAAAATTAAGTGCTGGGTCTCCCATATTCTTTGCAACTACACTATTAATTCTAGTAGATAAAGCTGCATAAAGTTTTGTTTGGGAAAACGCAGTATCTTTTGTTTTCCTTTTAGGTGCTCTCTTTAATGCCCCTGCATCTCTAACTCGTGCTGTACTCTTTGCTTTTGTACCTGTAACCTGCACTTTTCCTTTAGAGGAGGTTTTTATACGTTTAGTTTTTGTAGTAACTTTTGCTTTCTTTATTCCTTTTGTCAACTTATCGACTACTACCTTCTCTATTTTTTCCTCTAAAGAGCCTGAGCCTTTCATTTTAACTATTTCATCTGTTAAATACTCAGATACAAATTCTCTAAAAGTAGCTTTAATTTTCTTTTCTAAAACAGAGTCTTTTATATTCTCTGTACCGCTTTGAAAATCAACTATAGAGGCGTAATCAGCTCGTAGCTTTCCTTCTTTTGTAACAATTGATCTGTACTTTGTAGTTAGAGCAGTAATCTCTTCTTGTATATTTGTAGGAGTTTCTGAAACTTTAAAGAAATTATCTAAGTTACTCCTTAAAAAATCTACTCCGGACTTTCCATTAATATCAAGCTGTTGAGCAGCCATTAAAGTATTAGCAATTTGTACTTGAGATACTGCTGTACCTTTTACTCCGTGTCCTTTATGAATATCTTTCTTTACTTGATCTGATTGACCCGTAGTAATAACTTTTGCAGTTTGTAGTTCCTTTAAAATAGCAGTTTTGACTGCTCCTATGGATCTTTTAAATGTAGATACTACAAAAATATTATTATTCCAAGAGTACTCGTTCATAGGGAGTATCTTTTCTATTTTTGCTACTACAGCATTATACCTTCGAGGCTTTCTCTTCTTAAATCTATTGGAGAGCTCTAAAGCTTTTTTCTTTCCTGCATCTACTGCTTTTTTTGCCTCGGATTTACTTATTTTTATATCTGGATAAGATGCTTCTATTACGGTAATAAACGCTTCTATATCTTTTAGAATTAGTACCTGTCCGCCTTGTCTTTCTACTCCTCTGCGCATTTCTTTTTCTAATTTTCTAAGTAAAGGAGTAGTAAATTTCTTTCTTACATTTGACGCACTCATTAGAAGTTTTTATACAGGTCTAGCACGCGCTTAATATGGTCAGGAAATGCAACATTATTTCGTTGGCTTGTGCTTGCCTGATTTTGTACTGTAGCACCTGCTAAAGTTTTTCGTTCTTTGTGCTCATCTTTAATATAGTAAGTAATCAAATCAATAACAGCAAGTTGTAAATCTGCAGGAACAGTTGAGTATCCAGCAGTATAAATTACACGAACAGCTCCTGGCCCCTTTGACCAGTTTCGATAATTTCTTCCGCCAGTAGTACGCATAATACTATCAGTGCTACTATCGAAGTAAAACTCATGAGAAGCTTCTGTAAGTTCAACATAGCTATCTTGATAAGAGTCACGCTCTTCTACGGATACAATGGTATTTACAGGGCTTTCAGTAAGCTGAACTAAATGAGTGTCCCAATTAATATTAATAACTTCTGTTTTATTAGTAGAGTAGTAATCTACAATACTATTTCCACAATAAGTTTTTATTAATTGACTTACAGACGGAATCAAAGCTTCGATACGCAAATCTTCTTTCGGAGATTGAATACCTTCAGCTTCTTTATACTCTTCTAAAGTGATTAAATTTGCCATAAGTCAATAAATAAAAACTTGGGGGAGCGAACTCCCCCGAGTTATTGTACAAAGATTAAGCCGCAGTAACGATCTTAACCGCTGAACGATTGCCCGCTGTATCAGCAACAAGCTCTTCGAAACCGAGAGACTGAGTTGCAACGATAACACGACGCTGATTACCAACTTCGTAATCCTGCTCTACTGCAACACCACGTAGACGTGGGATAGCGTAGTTGCGTGTGTTAACAGCAAATGCCGCAGGTACTGGAGTACTGCCATCACCTTCTGCAGCGAAGCTGTCAGAAACGATAACAGGTGAGCCATAAACTGCACCGATTGCACCAGTAATCTTAGTAGCGATATCAGAACCTACATCAGTAATGTCGGCAAAACCTGAATCTTCGATAAGCTCGTAGTAACGTGCCTGAGAAACGATGTACGCAACGTCAGTTGGGTTAATACCATACTTACCCATGTCTTTACGTGCTGCAAGTAGCTTAGCTGCAGTAAGAGCCTCACCATCGGAGATGTCGAGAGCGTCTGCATTAGCAGTTGCGTAGCCAGTAAGACCAGTGATTGAACCAGCACCATTAATGATAGCACCATCAACCGCACGAGCGTGTGCACGAGCAACTGAATCAACAAGCATAGGCATCAGGTTGACAAGAACTTCTTCGTCTACATGGTTGTCCATGAAAGTCTGAGAGATCAGACGATAAGCGTTGAGAATAACCTGTGAAGGCTTGTAAGTGTTGTCAGAGGCATCACGATTCTCAAGGTTACCAGCAGCTGCCGCACCAGTTTGGAAAGTTGCAGCTTCAACATCAGGCTGAATTGGTAGTACAGTTGCTGCACCATTTACCTGGATTTCACGGAACAGACCAGCAGTACGGAGGTTAAGAGTAACTTCCTTCTCGATCATACGTGAAACTTCTTGATCGATATCGCCAGCGTTAGTAGCATAATCAATGCCAGCCTTCTGCATTACGCCCTGTGCAAAGTTAGTGTTCATACCTTTGCCAGTCATAACACCTAGAAGATGTGCGTGCATGAAGTCCTGGCCCCACTTGGAGAGGTCGCCAGTTGCGCCACGGTCAGAGAAAGTACGCTTAGAGTCACGCATTTTGGCAAGCTCTTCGCTCTTCTCTTCGAGTTCTTTCTTGAAAGAATTAAGAACTTCGTTGTAGTTAGCATCTTTCTCAGCAAGCTTTTCTTCGAGGTCTTTTTCAAGACGCTCGGCACCAGACTCAACAGCAGTAACTACTGCAGCCTTGACTTGCTCTTCCTGAGCTACTTTAGCTTCTGCTTCTGCAGCAGCTTTTTCTTGTTCAGCTTTTTCAGCTGCTTTCTGCTCGGCTTGCTTCATTGCGATATTAGCAGCAGTTTGCTCCGCTACTTTTTTAGCAAAAGCTTCCAAGTCGATTTCTGGAGTATTAACTTCAGACATTTTGATCTCCTGTTGTGCGGGTAATTCCGCCTTTTCCGGTGTGTCACTAGCTACGCTAGAGGTATTGACCTCGTCCTTAGCCAGAGTCTGACCGGCTAGATCTACACGATTTGTGAAAGTTTTCTTGAATTCTTCGTACTCTGACATAGAGTCAAAAGACTTCGCCAAAGAAAAAGTAGCTGCCTGATTGCAAGGAACGGAAACAACCGAAACTTCAAACAACTCAGCGTCCTTAATCATCAATCCGTCGGTTTCCTGGATATAATCAGCGTCCTTGACTCGGAAACCAACTGAAAAGGCTCCAAGAACACCGTCTTTTACGAGTTCGCAAACTGCTGCGGGAGCAGATTTGCTAATTTTTGCTTCAAGTTCCAATCCGTTAGGGCCTACTTTCAACCCCGTAGCGCGACCGATTGGCTTGTCATAATCATGATTAAAAAGAATAATAGGATTCTTTTCAAAGTTTGCAAGACCACCTTTTGTCCATGCCTCATGAGAGATAGAATCCCCCGCACGATCAAAATCGGCAGTACTTGCCATGCCACGAATCATTACGCTGCCGTCTTCTGCTGCGTGAGATTTGAATGTGGATGTTAAATTAAATATCTTTTCCATCTTCTTTTACCTCTGCTTTCGCAGGCTCAGCCTTTGGTGGTGCAGGCTTTGGTACTTCAATCTTTACTGGCTGTGGTTTTGGTACTTCGATTTTTGGCTTTTCTATCTTTACTTTTGGAAGCTCTGGTTTCGGCTTCATCGACATTCGAGATAGTTCAGGCTCTGCTTTCTCTAGCATTGTTAGTGCTCTTGAGTAGCTACGAAATACATTTCTAATACCTGAAAAAGGTATAGGCTTATCCTTTGAATCAATGTATTCTTGCTGACTAAGTACTCTTCCTTTCTCTGCAAAATACATTGCTAAATCTTGTAGTGCTTTTTTACGCTGTCTAACGTTAGACATTTACTCTTCTCCTTCTGTGGGTCTGCCGCCTAAATCCGGGTTGGTAGCACTTCCTGCAATATTAGCAGGAACTCTTAAATCGCTGTGACCTTCCACATCTTCAAACCCTAATTTATCCCGTGCTTCATTAGGGGTAATAATTCCTGCATTTACTAGTGCAGAGTAATATTGTGCGGAATCACGTAGTTCTGGTTGCAATGCTGGAATATTAGTAATATCTTCTGAAAGCTCGTAACCGAAGAACCGCTCAAGAGCAAAGTTCAATTTTTTGACTATAGGTAGTACAGTTTCCAAATAATACAAACGCATATTTGGACGAAGATTTGCATTGTTTCCAGAATCTAGTAAGATTGGTGGAATGCCAAGCGCCTTCAAAATAGTTTTTTCAGTCTCTTCAGTGGCGCTTTGAAAGTCAAGCTCTTTGAAGTTTACATTTGAAATCTTATCTACTTCAATACCACCATCGAGAATTAGAGGTCGTCGGCCTCCTGCATCTGGCTTATATCGAGCCTGCCAAGACATGAGCATACGCTCTTTAATTTTCTCTGATAAAGTGTTAGGGCTCTTAAGTACGAGTCCGGGGACAGCTCCATTCTTAAAGAAGTTATCCTGAAATTTTCTCATGCTCGTCATCAATTGCATTGTTCGCAATGCCGGGCTCAGTCGTGGGACCCCGCGATAGATTGAATAGAACGAGTTTTCTTTTACATGAATAATCTCGCTAGGAGAATAGTTAATTCGCTCATTAAAAGTAAATTTTTCAATGTAAGTAGTATCGCTAGCGTGAATAACCATCTTATCTGCGGGCAGATGATAGAGGTGTACGCCATCGAAATAAATAAAAATGTTTCCGTCTAGAATCAGATCAATAATGCAGTTTCTACGGAAAGTATTTATATCTTGAAAAGGATTAGGCTCAGAGTTTAAAAGAAGGTCTACTCTAGAACGCTTAATTCCTTTCTGTACCGCAGTGCCTTTTGCGGCCATTCCTACAATTGTGCCAATTTCGGCAGCATCATCTACAATCATATTCACACCGCGATTTACTATTTCTAGCTCTTCATAGGCGCGCTCGTATGAGTAAGTAGGCTCACGAGTAGGTTCAATTTTATTGTCGTAGTATGGCTGAGCAGGGTTTAGTTTTTCTTCTAAATCCTCTGCCTTTCTGCCAATTATTGCATCATACCACGCCATGTTTAGTTCTCTGTATTTCTACCCAATTCTCTTGTTTTTTAGCAGTTGCTAAAGAAGGGTCTTTTCCATAAATTGAGTGCAACTCTAAATGGTGATCGTGGCACAATGTTACTGTATAGTCGTATAGTTCTGCGTGCTTTTCTTTTATGAATTCATCTCGCCAAACTATTATGTATTCATCTGTGTAGTGCTCTGGACGAATGGCCTGTTTTTCTTTTAACCACTTAGAAAGCAGAGGACTTAAACTATAAAAGTGGTGAAAATCTAACTTTTCTATACTGTTACAAATGTAACATGCACTTGCTTTTTCATACTGAGACTTTGCTTTATCTCGAATATACTTAACTTTATCTCTTTTTAGCTGTGCCATAGGTTTGCTTTTCCACTTTAATATCGAAATTATAGCTAACTTGAGGTTTCTTGTCAAACACTATTTTTGGTCATGTATTATTAAAAGCCAGTCTGCGAAGTTTCAAACGAATAGAGCCCATACCTAAGTGCATCTGCCATGTGCGATGCTTTATTGTGCTTGGGCTTCTCTTTCAGTAGATTAGGGTTAGGATCCCACTGGTACTGATCTAAGCAAGAAAGCGTTTCTGCACATCTCTGATCTACAATCAAATTATTATTATCAACTATTGCTGCTACATGTCCAATACCATCAATAATGGACTTCTTTGCATTTATAGTGCTAATATCATAATTCTGTGCAAAATCAAATCGAGTTTGTGCTGCTGCAGAGTCTATGTAAATATAATCTATATTATGCCTATGAATATGGTCTCTAATCTCTTCTGCGTGCTTCTCAGTAGTTTTTTCTGAATCATAATATTCGTCTAGAACATAGTATTTACCTGAGTCCCAATCATATGCAATTACACAAAAAGCAGTAGGATCTCGGAAGCCTACGTCAAGTCCTCCTATAATATCCATACCCGTAGTATCGAGCTCTGAAAGATCTGCCACGCATTCCTCTGCATTAAAGTTCCAAATTTGTCCTTCGTATGTGTTAAAGTCGGCTTCATACTCTTGCTTAAATTCTGATTCACTCATCGACTTTTTAGCTTCGTCTACATCGTGTTGGCTCATGCGAGGATTATCTTTATAAGTAGCCTTTATGCTTATCCATTCGGGAAACTCATCAGAAAATCCTCTGTCAAAAAACTTTGCAAACCAGTTATTCTTTCCCCGAGGTGTAGAGATAAAAATTGCTTTTGAATTATCTTTATCTAGAGTAGGACGAAGAGACACGTTAAAAGCTTCTTCTCCGTCTGTAAGTGCGGCTTCGTCAAAAATAATAAGGTCGTAGGAACGTCCTACAGAAGAGTCTACCTGGTTTACGGAACCCATTCGCACAGTAGAGCCGTTAGAAATTTCAATAACTTTATCTTTTGCGTTATCTCTGGTAACTTCTAGGTCAAAGTGTTTAATGAGATTTCTTTGCAGATCAAAGGAAATTTGGGATAAGGAATAGTTGGGGGACATAATAAGTATGTTCGACCCCGGAACGAGTGAAATTAACTGGCCAATAATATTTGCAATATAAGTTTTGCCTTGACGCCTAGAAAGCGCTGCTGATACAAAACGATATTTTGGATTATTAATTGCGTTTATTAAGGCTACTTGGGAAGGTAATGGATCAATTCCCAGTAAATCCAGGTAAGGAGCTACTGGGAGTTTGATAAATCTATGATCAGATTGTAACTCTTGTACTTCTGTTGAGGGAACGTCCCTTCGACTAACTTGTACTGCCATTATTCCTTCTTTCCGCTATTTGCGTACAGCCCAAACCAAGCAGCGCCTGCTCCTACAATTACTGAAATTAACCCTGCTTGCTCCATTGTAGGTGCTTCAAGAGCCATAAACCAGGTTGAGCTAGAGTAGAGTAAGTAAATATATGTAGTAATAAAGATTCTTGGAAAAATACGCCAAGAATCTACTGCAGCTGCTAAGTCTTTAATTTTCTGGAATCGAGCTTCTGGGGTTGCAGGCGCAGGCTCTGCTGAAGCAGCATCTTCTAGCTCATCTATGCGATTTAGAAGAGCATTATACTTGTCTAAATCTACTTGTACTTCGTTTCGGGTTGTATCTTCCAAAATATTCTCCTATTAAATCGGGTCTAATATTAAATCAAATGAGCCAGTGGCTGGAAAGTTATTGCCGGAGGTTGTTGCTCGAAGTTCTATATCCATTTTAGGGGGCAGATAGAAAGGTACTGAGTATGTCTGAGTAAAAGTTGTTTCATAAAGCTCTAGTTGTGCTCTAATCCTAAAAGCTGCTCCAAAATCTCTAATAAAGAGTTTGAACTCAGCGTCTCCGCCCTTACCAATACCAACAGTAAACTGTGTTAAATACGCGCGAGTATTTGCAGGAACAGTATAAACACACATAAGTGTTTGAGAAGTTTCTGCTTCCATGTGTCCAACTACTGTTCCTGAACCTGATACGGTATGAGCTGTAATTGTGCCCGCGTTTACAGCACTATCACTATAAACCATACGGTAAATACGCTTAAAAGTATTTTGCGTAGCAACTGCAGTTGTACCTGTTAGTGTGACTGTTTCTTCCTGAAGTATATAATTGTTATCAAGCCCATATACAGTTAAAGACCCTGTATCGGCAGCAGAACTTTTAATATAGAGAATTTGAGAAGAGTCTAAAGCACTCCAAGGGTAATCGCCTCCTTCGGTCCAAACAGTTTGAGTACCAGAAATAAGATTAGGGTTTGCCCCAAATTTATGTTCAAATGTATAATCTCTTTCAGCTTTACGAGCAATATCTAAAGAGTAGCTTCCTATCATTACCATTTCACCTTATCGGCCCAATAAGCTGCGCTCATCTTACCCTTTGCAATATTTTTTGCATGTCGAGCTTTAAAAGAAGCACGCTTCTTTTTCATTGCTTCTGACTCGCCTTTCTTTGGCTTACCAGCAGTTTTAGCGCCTTGCTGCCCAAATCGAATAGTCTTCACTTTCGTACCAACTTTTGCTACTACAATATGGGACTTTTTGGGATGCCCTGGAGTACGTTTAGGCTTGTTATACCCAGATACGCGAGCTCTTTTAAGCCTAGAGTCTTTCTTCTTACCTCTTTTTGCTGCCACGTTTTTTCTTCTTGTACCCACTTGCGTAGATAGCTCGAGCCTGTTTTTCAGCTTCTTTCTTGGTTTTGTAAGTCTTTCCAGACTTACCCCACTTATATCCACCTTTAACCTTTCTTACGGGCACGTCTTTGCCTCTTGCGAGCAAATGTTGCTACATTTCTCGGCTTGCCTCCAGGATTACCCGCTGCTCGTTTACGACGAATAGCAGATCTACGTTGAGCTGGAGTCATTCGTGCAGCTTTGGAAGCTGGCACACATTTTGGGTACTTTCCTTTTTTAGAAGTCTTACGACCACAAGGCTTATATCCGCCGCCCTTCTTCGGGCGAGAGATATCTACCCACTTTTCTTTAAACCACTTAGTTAGGCCACCACTAGGCTTCGTCGCCATGATCCATATCCGCAGCTAAATAATTTGCCGCTTGCACGATTTCGTGCTCTGAAACTGCTATTTTATTCGTCCACCAAGTAGGTAACGAGCCCTCGGCATCCATCTCTTCAAAAGCCATAAGTATCATTTCGCAGTGCTGCATAATTGTTTTTATGCTTTTTTCAGCGGACTGAACATCTGTATGTCCATCTTTTGTAAGAATTGCTTTACCGTTTCCTAAATATAGTGCTTTCATTATTTTTTGCCTTTACGCTTTTTTCGAAGAATTGCCATTTGCAAAGCCTTTGGCAATTTCTTCTGCTTTGCTGTCAAACCCATTGACTTTTTCTTGCCCCGTTTTGCAGGCTTTTTCTTTGCAGGCTTTTTCTTTCCGTAATGTGCTGGCATTATTTGCTCCCCATGCGGTATTTGCCGCCTCTGGCTTTATAAGTTTTTACAAGCCATCCATTTGCGTAAGCTGAAGGATATACCTTAAACTTACGTTTTGCCTCTGACTTCACTTTTGAGTAAAGTCTTTTATTTGTTGGAACTGGTCGTTTCTTTGCTACTTTTCTTCGCTTTCTTGCAGCCATGCTTCAAGCTCTGCCTTTTCGATAACACCATCGTTATCTAGGTCGGCCTCTAGGATAGTCTCCTCAACAATTGCACCTGCGAGTTTTGGCTCGGGGCCAGGTTTTGAAATCCCTGCAAACTCATAAGCTAGGTCTTCTTCATAAAAGTAGTTAATTACTTTTCCGGCTTCTTCGACGTACCAAGTATTTCGCTTTCGTCTAACTGTTCGCATTCTTCTTTCTCCTTTTTGGGACCAAACGCTAAGTCCCAACCTGTGGCGTACGCTTTATCGTCGCGTCCTTTACGGCGGCCTGAGCCTTTTCCAGCTTCTGAAGCCATAAATCTCTCCTAATCGTACAAAGCGCTGTAAAATTTATGCGCTCCTACAGTAATATAATTATTTCCCGCCCATCGAGGGTTTACATAGTGTGCATGGTACCACAATGCTCCATTCGTAGGGTCTTCGTACTTCCAGTAGCTTCCCGCTACTTTTACAGCAGCAGCCCATGCAGATGAATCAAATGGAGTATCACTCTTTCCGTCACAATACCAAGAAAATTGGCAGCGATTTCGGCGCTCTCCTCCGTCCTTTATGACCCCGCAGTAACTATTCGGAAACTGAGAGTCCAGAACTCGATTTTCTACTACGTGTGCTACTGCGAGTTGGGCGTCAAAGTCTTGATTGCGAGCTTCGAAGTAAATATTCAAAGCCATACACATCAAAACTGTCATTATCCCGAAAATACAGTTACGACAAGGCCCGCTAGAAACACGATCACTGCTCCGCCTACAGCAATAATTCGTGATTCAGTACGTTCTACAGCCTTCTCGATATCGCCAAGACGCTGAAAGTTAGTCTTCCAACGCTCTTCGCACTGTACCTCGTGTCTGTCTAACTGATTTTCCAGCGAATGAATGCGCTGATCATTTTCACTCTCCACCATTGAGAAGTTTCTCCATTAGTTTGCCGTAGTTGCCTTGACCAAATGGAATAGCTTCGTTGATTTGTACATTTGTCTGATTTTTGATTGAAGCGGAAGAAGCTTTCTCAAGTTCTGCCTGCGCTTTAATCTCATCCATACGCATCTTGTGAGCCATTTGTAATAGGTCTGCTAAATCTTTTTTGGAATATATTCCAGTCTCTGTAGCTTCTTCAAGCTTGGAGGCTATAATGTCATCCATAACAGACCCTATCGCGGTGCGGTTACGGTAGCCCATATCAAGGTACACTGTATCAATGTACGTCTTTACTTCTCTTGTGTTCAGCATCGACACAACCTTATCCTCGGAAACACCGAGGTAGTTGCACACTTCACGAATGTTTCCATACTGTAAGTAGGAGTTCGCTATCTCGATGCCTTCTGGAGATATTGTTGTTAGTTCTTTTGCCATTTTTGAATTATACTTTTCTTCAGGTATAAAGTCAAGAAATTTTTATAGCGATGTTAATAAAGTTCGGGTACTATGGCATCTTTGTCGACTAGTCTAGGAACGCAATACGCTCGAACTGTAGGCGGTTCTGAGTGTGCTGGCCTACGAGTGAGCGCATTTGCGAAATAGTTGCAACGATCAATTGATGCAAAGTACATCGATTGGTCATCTACAGTACCGTTTACAAGTACGATGAGCAAGAATGCGTGAATCATAAAGCTAGTAAAATTATGAGAGCTCCTGCAGCTGCAGCAACTGTAAATAAACCAACCGTAAAAATCATAGCAAGTTGCTTTAATTGAGTATTACGTTGAAGAATGGCCTTTTGGCGCATTAATTCTTCGTGGTCTCTCTGTCTTTTTGCTTCTGATTGAAATTTTAACCAATCGTCCCACAGTCCGGGGCGTCCAGCATAAATCATGAGCTCTTTTAGCTGTTCTTCTTGCTCTCGTAACTTCTCAAGTGCAAAAAATTCTTCGAGGTCTTGTCGTTTTCCCTTCTTATTGAAATTTTTCTGAATTTGTGTCTTACTGTTAAAGTAACTAATAGCTGCGCTGCCAGTATCGTGTATGTCCTTTCCGTTTTGAATAGTTTTTTTAATTATAGCAAAGGCAGCGTTTGCAGCGGCGAGTTCGGCTAACATGAGTACAGTCTCTATCGAACAGCTGCGTGAAGAATTTCACTGTATGAGTAGTATACTCTTGAGCAGATTCGAAGTCAAGAACAATTTTT